TGTCCGGCATCAAATATCATCCTCTTCACCTACGAGGTCTTTGAACGCATCTCGCACATCGGCAAGTTTGTTCTTCAACCGCGCATCGTAGGCGAGTTCAAGTTGGTCATCCGTGATGCCTGCGTGTGCGCACAGTAAATCCACGGCGACTGCAAGGCGGATTGCTTCTGCACCTTCTTCATCAATTCCGAGCGCCTGTTCGGCGACGGCGCGACTGTATCTCCTTGGATTTGGGTCGAATAGATTTCCTTTGTCGCTCAAGTTTTCAAACCTCCCGCTGTGCTTCTGTAGCGACCACGACAGTCGAACCACTCTCGATTATGACGAATGGCGTCTTGTCGTTCTTCTGAATCACATAGTTATCGCCGTCAAGCCGACCCAAAATTCGCCCCAAGTTTTCAGTGAAGTTGAGAGAGATTGTTCCTCCCTCGACCTTTGCATCAACGGGTGAATGGGAACGGTTCGTCTTAGAACCCCAATGACCGGACGAACAAGTCGAACCGGTTGGCGTGAAATCATACGAGACATACGGAGCGCCAGCGACCTGCATATCCACGAGTCCTCGACTCATCTCTTGCTTAGTCAGAACGACCCTCGTCGTGCATGGCTCATTGTTAATCATGGGAATGGTGAACCATCCTTTGTCGTCCTTCGGCATAATCCAATGGTCGGGGACGATGAAGCAGTCGTCCTCATCGGCTGGATGATAGACGACATTCCCCCCTGTCCTCGACTCGACCTTGATTGGTTGATTGGGTTCGATTGTTATTTTGACCATCTCGCTCGGGAACTTTGTGTCCAGCAGGCTGGCCATTGAGTCCGGGTCAATCAGCATGAGGACCGGTTCGTCACCTTTGACCTTCAACCCGTGAATGTCCGCATCGGTCATTATGAGTTGGATTGTCTTCGCTATATCGTGAGTCCAAATACTGAGTCCATCCTTCGTCACAAGCGCCTTCACCGGATTTGACGGCGAGTCAAGGATGGCTCTTCGTAGGGCTGTTGCAAGCGAACTCGACTCCGCACGAATGATGCCGGACCGAGATACAACGCTGTTCGGCGTGATGCTCATACATCGAAGGGGTTAGCCCACCCTTATGAATGACGCTCCCGCCTTATTGGCGAACGGTCAATCTTCCTGTGATGAATCCGAACATGAAGACGATGGCCAAAGGACCGGTGAACATGAACAAGGGTCCAACCAACCATGCTGGCAAACTCATTTCAGAATCCTCCTTCGGTTGGTGTGTATCGTCCACAGTGAGCGCAAGTGCAAACCCGAGTAGTGCAATCCGTGATGCCTCCGCATTCCCGACACACAATCGAAATCCGGCCTGCCGGAGTTATCATCAAGTTCGAATTCATTCCAACAACACTCCACATTCCACACACCATGCCCCTGCACCGCAGGCGTGTGGGTATGCGCAGTCTTGGCAGAAAGCGATGATTTCTATGCGCTCAACCCCTGCATCATTATTCTCATTCGTAGGATAGTCTCGTTGTCTATTGGGCTCTCGAATACGGGCGCTGTTCCGGTCATCTCTCTCATGTTAAGGGAAGGGGTTCCCCCTTATCAATGTTTCTGTTTTATCAATGAAAATACCTATTCCGGCTCTCCCTTGAGCGAATCTCAATGGATATTGAACTCAATATGGGACCTATTGAATGGAATAATTGAGATTTCGAAATTTGCAGTCGGGCAAAAAAACTTGCGGAGCATCGGCAAGTTTTCGCTGGTATATGGGCAAGGCTGAACTCAGACTATTGAGCCCAATATCGAGGAATAAGATGTGGAAGAATGTGTGAAAATTCACAAAAGTTCACTTTAACGAATCGACAAATAAGTCTGCGAATTTGGACAGTATGGGGCGATTCCTCCAAGCGCAACCTCGGGACGAGAATCACAAAAACATGGCCTCGGTTTTCCGGCAAGAAAAACAGGAACAAATTATTGGGCTCAATAACTTTCAGCCTTGTTCGGTAAGATAGGAGTCACCGGTGACTGCAAAATGAGGTCACAACAGACGCGGGTTATTCGTAAGCATCCGAACGGGCAAGCCACAACTTCTGAGGATAGCGAGTTCGCCCATCTATTCCGGCAACTCTCTCCGACCCGACGCAGGTGAACAGGTGAGGCTTCTTCGCCAAATGATTCGTGAGCCTGTGCATCTCGAATGGTTGGTCTTCAAGTTGAACAATTTGCCCGGTCGTTAAGGGAGTGCCGGACGGAGAACAAGCACCGGCATTCACCATCGCACGGTGAAGCCTCTTCACATTCCGACCGTCGGATTTACCCATGCGGCCGAAGGTGCGCTTGCCATATTTTGATGAAGGAACTTCTCGGTTTTCATCAGTTGGCATCTTGTCTTCGTCTTATCGTCAGCGCTTTGAAGGGTTTCATAGTTGCGGAGTCCCTAACCTCTTGCTGGACTTCTTCGGGGAGAACCGGAAGAAGTCGTTCGACATTTCCTTTCGACAAGGTGGACATTTGACCGAAGACTGCGGGAGGCACAATCTTCTGAACCAAATGTTTGTGATACACTTTGTTCGAACGGTCTTGCCACTTCACCGCATAGCGTTCGGTAATTCTCACTCTCTCTTCCGGTGGGGCGTATTGGTCGAACCACTCGTTCTTGATGTGGTCTTCGATTTGCTTCTTCTTCTTATCGAGGATTGCCTTCGCCGCCTTGATTGCCTGTAGTTGGTCCAGCATATCGTCCTCATCTTGGTCGATTGGATTCTCGTTCACTATCAAATCCCACGAACCGGACTGAACAAGTTTCTGAGCCTTCGGACAGATTTCGTGGAATGCACACCATTTGCAGGCAGGCCCGATGGTCGCCCTTGGTTCCTCGATTGACTGAATCCATTCCCACTTCGTCAGAAGCCAATCCTTGAATGAGTCAATCTTCGACTGTGGCCAAACGGTCGTGACCGTTCCATACCGAGTCAAGTCGAAAGTGAATCTCAGTTCTTTGTCGGGCCAAATCTCAGAAGCAACGGCGAGATAGATTCCGGCCTGTATATTGGAGTCAGCCTCAGCCTGTGTGATTGGCGCACGCTGGGTTTTGTAATCGACAAGTTCGATAACATCGTCACCAACGGCAAGCGTCAAATCAATGAACCCAAAGACAGGCACGCCATTCGACAGAATGTGTGGCGCTTTGTGAGAACCGAACTGTTGCTCGACATGGAGAACATCTATTTTCGCCGTCCCTCTCTTTTGGAACCAGCGAGTCAGCATGACCTTCCCGTCTTGATACAAGTCGAAGTCAATCTCCTGTTTGCCACACTCAATATCATAGAGTTCCAGCAACTTATCCAGCCTCGGCCTTCTGACTTTGCCGGACGGCTGAGGTCTGCGCCACTCTTCTAACGCATTGTGAATGTTCCCACCCAAGCGAGCCGGTTGGAGATTATCACGATGCTCGTTCGCCCACTTTACTTGAACGGCCTCTTCATTCGGAGGGTCGTAGCGAAGCCCGTAGGCGAGTTGGCAATCCTGTGCAGTCTTAAGCCGAGATGCTGATAGGTAGGGGACCTTCATTTTTATTCACAATCCACACCGCCGTTCGCACCTATTTCAATGCTGAGTCGGCAGGCCAACTCTAACCCTGCTTTGCAACCGCGGCCCAAAACTTCGGTTGGGTCGGGTTCTCGATGCGGAATGGTTTGCACGAGCGGGACTTTCGAATCTCAGCGATGTGCCGGGTCTTGAGTTCTCCCTTGACCGTGCGCTGTTGCTGAGTGAGTTCGATAATCCAATCGAAGAGCGGGTCTGTAATGTCCGACCGGCCTGCCGAAGCGACCACACGATTCTCGTTGGCCGTTCCGAAGTTCTCCGTGTAGGAGCGCATCAGCACGGTCGAAAGGAAATGGTAATCGTAAATCTCAGCGCCGACCTTCAATCTCTCGTAGGGTTGGCTGAACATTTTGTTAATGACTTTGTAGGAGTGCATTTGGCCTTCGGCGAAAACCGGTAGCGTCTTCTTCCCCTCACTGACTGCCTGTGATTGTCGAGCCAGCAACAAGTCGGCTTCGGTCTTCCCATGAACTGTGACCGAGTAGTGGTCACGGCAACTCATGTAGTAGGCTCCCTCGTTCTCCATCAGCATAGCACGAACTCCGTCGGGGAACTTTTCGTGGTGTTGCCTGTGGAGGTCGATGAATGCAAGCGCAATATCGTTCACTTCTTCGGGGTCACGAGCGACCTTTCGATACAAGCGGCTTCGGAATTCCTTCGGAAGAATCTCTTCTCTCTTGACCAAATCCCGCTGACCCTCAAGGTCGCAGTCAATGATTGTGAACAGAACTTCTTCGGGCTTTCGTCCCTCGCATAGATGCGCGAAGTAGGTGATTGCGAAGTGCGTTTTTCCACCACCGGGGAACCCCTGTAGTTTGATGTGCCTTCGCTCCCTCGCGTTCACCATATCGGTCCCTGTCTCGCATGAATCAATGATTGCTGAGTAATCAGTCTTCTTCCTCTTCGCCATAAATTCACCTTCTCTCAGCACCTACTTAAGCGACCCGATTCAGTCCCAATCGTCCCAATCGTCGTCGCCATCTCCCTCGGTCGAAGTGCCGCCGTCTTGAGTCGAGACTGCCGCCTCTTCTTGGGACTTTGGCTCTTCAACCTCGGTTTGCTGAGTTGCCTCAGCGGTTGCACCCGAGTCCGGGGTTGTTGAGTCGTCGTCATCATCGTCGTCGTCGTCGGTGATAGTTGGAACATCGCTCTTGAAGTAAGACGCGGCATCGTCGTCATCGTCGTCGCCGCCCTTTGGAGCCTCGGGCTCCGGTGGCTTCACGACAACAAGGCCGATTGCGCAGTCCAAGTTTGCGGATAGTCCGTAGTCGTTCACCTTCGTCGTCACGAGCCCGAGGATTCGGGAGTATTTGCCGAAGCGTGAAGCGATAGAAGTCGAAGTGATGCAATTCAGTAGCAGATTCTCGCCGCTCTCGATTGCATCCATCGTCATTGTTGATTCGTCCTTTAGGAGCATCTTCCCAAACTGTGAGCCGTTGCGAGAATTCTGAACGCCTGCGTAGGAGACAGTCGCCTCAATCAAGCGGAAGTCCTTCATGCCGGATGAAAGGTCATCCTCCAAGTCGGCAATTTGGGTCACATCGAACATCTCACGGAGCAACTTCTCTCGGTCGCCGTGGTCGTAATCCTCAGCCACGAATGCGGCGAGTCCCTGCATTGGGCGCAGGTCAAGGATTGAAGCGTCGAGATTCTTGCAGGTCACTTCAAGAGTGTAGGTTCCATCTCTCTCAACATCGTCAGCGAGAGAAGCGTCGCCATCCCAAAGGGACAGGCTGAACATCGAAGTGTCCATCTCCATGTCCTCGTCTTCGACTACGCATTGGCCGCTGATGAAGCAGGCTGGGCGTGGGTTGCCGGAAGCGAGTCCAACAGTCCTGTGAGCAATCTCCCAAATTTCCATGTGGGCGGTGTATCTCTTCTGACGAAGGATAGCAGACAAGTCCACGAGGACAGTCTCAGTCACGAACTCCTGTGCGGGCTGTGCTTTGATTCCGCCGAGTTCATCTATAGTGCCTGCGAGGGAAGCGTCATTCGCCTTCCTGTGGAACATTTCAGTCACGGGTGTTGCATCGGTGAAGATTCCATTCGCAATTCCCCTCTCAATGTAGGGTTGCAATCTCTTCTTCGCAGTCTTTGGTAGCGTCTTCGGCTTTGCCATATCGTCCCCTCAATCCCCACCTATATGAATGACTCACCGGCACTATTCCAATTCGTCGAGATAGAGTTCGGCCAACTGCTCCCATGAATTTTCATCGTGTGCTGATACGGACGCCGCCTTCACCTTCTCTCGGGCTTCTCGCAAATCATCCAATTTCTGAGTTGCCTCTCCTTCAATCGTCGCATCAAGCCACGCCTGCCCCGAGAAGAGAACACCGCGCTGGCTATTGTCGCCAATAACTTCCCAAAACATTCGACCTCGCTCGCTGGGGCGGAGATAAGTTGGCAAAAGTAGCGCACGCCAAACTCCGCTGTCCCTTGCTGTCTTGCAACCGAGGGATTTCAGAATCCCTTGTTCGGCCCGCTCAAGTTTTCGAAATGCGCTGGGGGGTCGCGCTCGGCCCAACACATCGGAGAAGTCTGCGAGAATGTCTGTAATCGTCATGCGTGCGTGGTCCACGAATAGCGGGGATAGGGCGTATGTCTCCATCAAGCCGGTTCTTGTCTTAACAAGCCGCCATGTTTTGCGAGCCCCGCCCCGGCCACCGCCTCTTCTCTTGACTTCGATGAGTCCGGAGTCCTCCAATGTCGGAAGGTGTTTTTCTGCAAGCGCATTTTTCGTGCATGAGAAGGCATTGATGTGGAGCCATTGGAGAATGTTGTCGGCCGTGAGTGGGCGCTTCGCGTCATCCATCCTCAGCATTTCTGTGAACACAACCCACGAACCATCCGGAACGCCACTCAAACTTGCCCGCAGAACAAGGTCGGCGAGTATTAGCCCCAATACATTATCCTCAACAGACGACAGCAGATATTCTTCGTCGCCAAGTTTCTCGATTGGTCGTTGCTTCTGATGGAGAAGTGTGATTGCGTCAATGATGCTGAGAACTTTCGAAATGTCTCGCTGATGCTGGGCGTTCTTCGCTGGGAAGAAGTCGGCCATGATTGGAGCGAAGATGTTGCGGACTTTGTATCGCTTCAACGAAAGCATCGCCGCCTGTAGCAATTCCACATCGGGGTGAGACTGATATGATTCCGGCCTCGCCTTCGACAACAATTGATTCTCGACCACTTGATTCACTTTGTCGGAAGTCACATCGGGCGTCATCAGAAGTTGTCGAGTGATTTGCTCTTGCTCCCTTGGGTTGCGTGTGGTGAGTGTGATGAAGGATGGCTGGCCCTTGATGATGAAATCCCTTGTCTCAATCTCGCCGGTCATCTCGTTCTTCATTGGAGTTTTCCAAACCAACTCCTTGTCGTCACCGCTCATCAAGGGTTTCATCTTCCGAATGAATGCCTCCGATTCGTCCTTCTCCAAAACCACGATGCACTTCCCATCGACATTGACGATGAAGTTCCCGTCCTCATCAACTTCGTCGTAGTCATACTTCAAAGCCTCACGAGATGCACCGGCGAGAACCATGCACATGGATTTTGGAAATCCGTTGCGTGCGGTCAGCGTCATGTAGGTCTTCCCCGAAGCGGACTGACCAATCATCTCAAGGTTCAACGGCGCTCCGGTTTTGCACGATAGCATCACGAGGAATGTGAGAATCAGATTTGCGTCGTCACCGACGAATGGAGTCTCCCTTGATTCGTGGAGAATTTCGTTCACTCGGTCCACCAAATCCGGTTGCTGTAGGAACTTCTCTATGGTATTGACGCCAATAGCCCCGAGAGTTGAGTCCTTCCCTTCGTAGGAAGAAGATTCGACAAGTTTTCGTTCCTCCACCGGAGCGGGTGTGTAGGTTCCTTCTTTCAGAACGACGCCGACGGCCAACATTCGGTCCGTGAAATCCTTCTTGTCGTCACCGGCCAAGCCCGAATCAATCCTCGCTATCGAGTGCTGAGATAGGACATTCACCTTCCCCTTCGCCTTCCCATTGAGGTCAAGGGCGAAATCCATTCGTCCCTTCGCCGCTGATAGAAAAGTCAAGCCGACCTCAAGGTCGCCAAGCGCAACCTCGAATCTCGTAGCGCTGTCTGACGATTGTCGAACCTCATCGGTCATGCACCAATGGCGAGTCACCACCTACTTAATTCAGTAAGGGGGAGAAGGGCAAGGGCGGGACATAGGTGTGCGAGAATAGTAGTTCCCGTGGCAAACCTCAGACCCAGCATACTCGCGGTCGTAGTCAGCACGGTCCCTAACGCAAGCCTCCATGTAGTCAGCCTCAGCGCGAGAAGGAACATAGCCATCGGTCACAACAGCGGGAGAAGGACAGTCGGCACAGACATGGTGAGTAGCAACAGTCACAGAAGGCCAAGCCTCCATCACCCAAGCCTTAACATCGGCGGGGACGCTGGTAGTAGGCTTATGGCTGGTCTTCCCATAGCGAACAACCTCGTAAGCCCACCACATTCTGTTATAGACGGAATACTGAGCCATCACGCGGTCCATGTTGGTCATGTAAGTGCCGGTCCACTCAGCACCACAGTTGTAGCAACCACCCTCGTTATCGTAGCGAGCGCCGCCAGCAACCTTCACCCAATGACCGTGGTCAGCAGGGGGGTTGGAGTGGTCAGCGCAACGAGGACCCATGTTCGTAGCGTCCGCTGGTCCGACCTTGCCACAGTGGTCGCAGTTCACGCCGCTCATGTATCAACGGAGCGGCTTCCCCCATATAAAGGTTTTGGAACATCAATGAATCAGACTATCAATAGAAAGGTTCATAAACTTCGGCCAACCTCGTCTGTTTGGGAGCGGCGACAGTCGTTCGATACACGGAGGGCTCTTCGGAGCCGGTGTTGGTGGGTAGGGGCCAGCACCCGGGAGATACCCGTAAAACAGGAAAACGGCGCTTCGGCGCTATACACGGAAGACCCCGGTGGGGGGAGTGGCGGAGGGTAGGGGCCGTCGCAAACTTGAGCGAAGGTGTCGGGGGACGGTGATGGCTGTCCATTCTCAAGCAGATTAACTACGGCCTTCCTCATCTATGTCTCGGAAGATGTGATGCTCGGCTGGTGGCTGAGGTATCAATCCCCACCAAATCCCGCATCCGTCCTCACCACAGATGACTACTGCGTTAGGCCATTCGTCGGGCGTTAGGAGGTAGCCTTCCTTCGACCCCTCCGCATTACAACCGGGGCATGAAGGCCACTTGGCGACGCCATAAACAGGCACGGGGCGAGCATCGACCTCGACAATTTCACCATTCAGTTCGAACTTGTGAGAGGGTGCAAGAAGCATCCTCGGAATATCTTCGGGTATCTCGGTCATGCTATGTGCCTCTTGAGCCACGGCGGCATATCTCTAATGGAATTTTTGAACCAAGATGGAAGGAGATGAGCGTTCATCCTGTGCCAACGAGCCCACGAACCATCGAGGATGAAGAGGTCGCCCTTGTCGTCAGCGGTCCGGATTATTCGTCCAGCACCCTGCACAAGTTTGAGAGCGGTCTGCAACTGATACCATGATTGGCAAGGCTTCGGACAGGAGAATGATGAGCAAAGTCCGTTGGAGTATTTGTTCGGTTCCTCATACGGGCAGGCTGGTGTGTTCTCATGTTCCGCACGCCATGAGTGTTCATCCTCAGCCATTCTCAATTCAATTTGCGCTGAACCCTTGATTGGGAGGAATGGGATTTTTGCTATGACCAACCACTCAGCCAGCGTTCCCTTGAAATCGAATCCTTCCCCAACATAGGTTGAGATGAGAACGAGGTCGTCCCTTGGTGAATTGAAGAAGTGGTCGATGGCGTGCTTCCGTGCGTTGGAGTTCCCATCGTGAGTGATGATGCGGTCGCCATATCCCAAATCAGTCAGACCCTCAACGAGTGTCTTTCGAATGTAGTGAGAGTGGGGGAGAACAACTCCACGCTTGTTCGTCTTCTTATCCATGATTGCGGCGAGAGCCTTGATTTGCTTCTTGAGCGAATTGTCTCTCTTCCCGTAGGACATTGGACCACATGGAGCATAGACGATGTTGAAGTTCTCCGAAGCGAACGGTGATTTGTTCACATTCACATAGAGCGTCTTCTGATTTTCCAATCCCAAGTTTTTGAGGAATGTCTCACAGTTCAGAATTGTAGCGCTGAGGAAGATTCGTTTCTGAGCCACCATTTCTAACCGGTCTGCGGCGAACCTATTGACGCGAATAGGCTTCGCAATTACGACTCTCCCACCGGGTTCTGATTTTGTTTCAACAACGACACGCTTCGGTGTTTGGAGAAGTTCGAGAAAAGTTGAGCATCGGTCGAGAAGTTGTCTCGCTCTATCCAGCGCCTTGTCGTCCTCATCCTGTTCGGCAAACTCAATCAAACGCTTGGCCCCGTTCGCCAAGTTTTCGATTGGGATTTTCCAATCGGCTGGTGAATACGCCATCGGTAGTTGAGTGCGTGCGCCATTCACTGACTGCCAATCCCTTGTTGAGATTCTGACTTCCAGCAAATCCATGAAGAAGGATTCGAGATTGTGAGCCTCGTCAATGATAGCGAACTCTCGCTGACCAAAACTCGAATTCCCTTGAATGACTCGGAACATATACGCGGGGTTTGATAGCGTCAAGCGAGAATCCACCGCCGCGAATTTCTGCTCGTAATACGGGCAAGGGTCCTCGCGCTTCGTGTGGGGACAGGACTTCTTCGTTCCATAGCAAGGCGCACCCGAAGCATTCCCCGAACGAACCCAGCAAGGGAAGTTGGCTCTCCCTCGGACTTCCTTGAGTTTGTGAGGATAGTCGCTTCGATACTGTTCGGTCAATCCCAAACTTGGCGTCATCAAATATGCTGACTGAAATCTGTTCTGAACAGTCATCGCTATTGCTGACTTCCCAATTCCCGTCGGAGCCTGTATCACGATATTATCGAAGTCATCATTCTCAAGCGCCCAATAGATTACGCTAAGGGCATCGTCTTGATATTTCCTCGGAGATGGCATGGGGAAGTCCGGTCGGATTTCCTCCCACATATCGGGCAAGGGATTCTTCGACGGGATATTGATTCTAACAATTGGCATAGCGTCACCGGTTGCCTATCGTGTGGAGATTGAACGAGATAAATAACCCAAGAGAAGAGTCAGACAGTCTCAACCGGACCCCCACACGACAGGACTTTCCATGTGATTATGTCCGGTTAGTCTGTCTGTTAGTGGCCGCACCCTTCGCTGGCTCATTACCAAACCAGCGCAACCGGCGATAGGACCGGCCGTTCGGACGAGCGATAGAAGCGACCTATCCGACATGACCCATCCTTACTCCCCACCTTAATGAATGGAACTACTACTATTGGTGGAACATATACAACATAACTGAACTGTGTGGGTGGTAGGGGGTTAGTCGGTTCGATTAGTTAGGATAGATTACCCCCTAAAGGGGGGTAATCTAATTATTGGGACACGCCGGTTGCATATCGCATAACAGCGACCAAATCCGCCGCCTGTCTTCCTACCGATAGCGACATTGTTGAACCCGTCACCGAATAATTCCATTCAATGTTGAAGATTCTTTGGCGTCCAGCAAGCCCGCCATCCTTTGAAGCGAAGTCGATTATCTGACCCGGCATAATGTCGAATCTCTCCGGAACTGCCTGCACCTTCCATCGCGTGCTACTTCTCCCTTGCTGGTTGAGGAATTGCTGGGCGAAGAACCTCGCTGTCGGAGCATCCGTGGCCGCTGTCTCTTCGATGGTGATGTGGTTAGGTTTGGTCGGTTCGTATGTTGGTTCCGTGACTTCAATCCCAAGTTCCGAATTCGTGATTGTGACTTTGTTCACGAAATCCATATCTCCTTCGTCCCGACTTATTTCAGTCGGATAGAGGTCTTGGGGGACAGCCGTCCTTGGCAATCGACCAGCGACATACGGAACGAGATTCGAGTCGTCGGCTTCTCTCAATCTGACTAAGTTCACATAGCCGTCAGTTCCGACTTGAAGCAAGACCTTGTTCGGGGTATTGTTCACAATATCGAGAATGGTTTGGATTGCGGCTAATCTCGTCTTGCCCTTGAATCTCAAAGTCGATGGAAGAATCACCCTTGTCTGAGTTGAGATTTTTCCTATTGGTGGACCGTATGACGAACCCGCAATTATGTCTCGGATTACCACACCAGCGTCAGTCTCTTGGTATGCCAATTCGTTCACGAGGATTTCCTTTGTGAGATAACCGAGGGTATCGAGCGCGACAATTTTCAGACTTGTTGGTGTCTCTTCCAAATCTGAAATGAATCCGGTGAAGACCAATGGTGGCTGACCCCAATTTCGCGGAGCGGCAAAAACTTGCACCGTGTCGCCAAGTTTCACAGCACCGGACCGCCTTCCGGCTATGCTATTGAGTTCAATAGTCACCTTCGCTGGGGCGTTGTATGACCTCGAACATCTTACGGATTTTACACCGGCCAAGTTTCGATTTCCATTGATGACGACGGTGGATGGTTTGGGTCGCGCCTCATCTTCACTCACAGGACCATACAAATTCCGGAACATAATCCGCCTTGAGCGAGCGAACATTACTTTGTGACTCGTGTTATTCCTCAATCCATGAAGCGAGATATTCTTCGGGCGGTTCGTCCATTGAAGTCCCTCGGGGTTGTAGCCTCCATTCGAATAGCCAAGTTTTCCAAGGTTGAAAGTCGGAGATGGAAGGATGCCTGTCGGGTAGTTCCCCTCAGTCGGTCCTGTCGTGAATGAGAATCCTCCCCTCGGTCCTCCCCCTCTCCTTGACGCAATATCATACTCGCCGGGCCATTGGTTTCCTTGGAATCCCAAATACCCGAACCCCACAGTTCCAGCGACGGTTCCGTGAAGTGATGGGTCGAATGGTCGAGGGACATTGAGTGAAGTGTAGCAAGCCGTCAGCATCTTGTCTTGTTCATACCCGCCTATAGTGGCTGATGAAGGAACGAATCCAAGCCCCCAATCTGTTGGGTAGTGTGGTGGCCGTTCCATGACTTCCTTCTGAGCCATACCGACTGTTGCCGAAGCCATCGGAAGCGGCTGACCCTTGATTCGTTCATAGTGAGATTCTGCCCACGCCTTAGAATACCAGCGAGCAAAAGCCGAACGAGGTCTTCGCGGGTCCTCCGCCATCCTCTCGACTTCTTCATCAAGCGGCATCTCAACCACACCGCGGGGAGCCTCCCGAACGATGCGATGGAATCTCTCTAACTGCCTCGCCATCAAGCGCAAGGTCGCATTAGGGGTTTAATTGTCTATTCTTCCTCATTATCCGGCCACGAGCCCGGCAATTCGTCCACTCCGGGGGGAGTCATCGCCCCTTCTTTGCCCGTCACCCATACTTGAAAGAAAAAATTCCTGTATATCTCAGCGCAGTCATATTCTCTCGCGGCTTCCACCCTTGTTAGTTCCCACGACGAATCGACAGTCTTCCTGTGTGTTTGCCCATCTTCCATAGACGCATATACATCACATCGGTTCACGATGTAGGCTTCACCACCCGGCTTCAATAATCTCCGAATATCATTGACTACATTCTCCCTTGTCTCGCGGTCCATGATTACATCGAGGACATAGAGACAGAAGATGAAGTCGTATCTCCCCTCTTGACGCACCGGGTCCCAAGGGGAATCGGGGAACCAATTCGGGTCATACTTTTGGAAGTTGAATCTCATCGCATCCTGTCCTCGGCCGCAACCGTAGTCCAAAATTTCAAGCGTCGTTTTGCAAGTTCCCGGTTCCGCCTTCAAGCGGGCTGGAAAATTCAACATCTTGTCTTGAGTGAAGAGCCATTGATACGGGAGCGCGATATTGCGTGGACGGCGTGGAGCAGTTCTCCATCCCTCACCCTTCCAAAACGCATTCTTATCCTTCTTCGTGTGGATTTCAATTCGGGCCGCACGAAGGAACTCGTTGCCCTGCGCATTTTGGTCAGTCCACTTCTGACTGAGGTGGGTCTTCTTCTTGACGGGTATCTTCACAGTCCAAGCCCGGCTCCCCACCTTTATTGATATTTGGATGAAATCGGAGCCCCCTCTCGGGTCGAACGGCCTTTGTTCCTCTTACCACCCGGACACTCTCACCGGATGGCGTATGAAGGTCGCACCGGGCGTCGCACCCAAATGTGATTTCGACCTCCCCCCTTTGCGTTTCCCGAAGGACCACAAGGGACCCACCGCCGTAGCGCTGGGGAGGCACACCTTTTGACTCGTCCGAATGCTACTTTTCACACCGGGTCATCGCCTGTTGGTCTGCCGAAGGAAGACAGGATTGCTTACCAAGTGAGGGAGTGTTCGTTGGGCTGGAAGGCCCGTGAGTGACTATGCAGAATGGGTTAGGCAAATTACGACGATGCTCATTAGCACGCTTCCGGCTATCACGGCCGGAATTTTTTCGAATACCCCAAGGCTCCCCGGAGAAGTTCGGCTTCCACACCTACTAAACTCCGGACCCTGTTGTCTTTCTTGCTCCGGGGAGTCGCCTCCCCACCGAAGCACGCTCCGGCAAAATGAACGGGCGGCTATCTGCTTATTAATGTTTCGTTTCATTGAGGAAATGAAAACATTGATATACCCATGCCCCCTCCCATCAAATAGGAGGAACGGAGAGGAATACAGGCCCCAAACGGAAGCGGGAACTGAACCTATGAAGTGAACAAATCGGCTTGAGTTCAAAGGTAGCCGACTACTCTAATTCCCAATAACTACCCCAACCAAAAAATTGAGCCCACCGAGACACCGCCTTTCAAGCACGAGGCAGAACCGCCACCGCAGGGGTCTTGGAATCGGTGGGCTCGCACCCTAAATCAAGAGCCCAATTTTTCGGGCAACCCAAACAACTACTCGCGGCCATTCATCCGTGTCCATAGTCGTCATTCTCAATACCCCGGTATCTCGTCAGACACGCCCGGGTTCGACGAAGTGTCGTCAATTCCCGGGTAGGATAGCATCACGCCACCACCCGGCATCATCACCCTTGACTGTGGAAGTGGAGTTCTCATCCACGATAGTTCGTTGGTCATCCATGAGAGGTCAAGGGCGTTTGCATTGAACCCGCAGAATCGTTGGTATCTGAGTTGCGGATTCTGATGCGGGAAGTTCTCGGACCCGGAGATGCCATGTGATTCACCGATGGGGAACCATCCTGTCGATGAGTCGTAGCCTATGCTCGGAACCGACAGCCATCTCATGTTGATTGAGCGAATGACCCAATGGTCATCTGAGGCGGCTTGGCTCCATTCGAAAGACGGCATGAAGACCTCAAGGAAATGCTTGTTCTTCGCATCCCAATTCCCGAGTTGGCTTGCGTAGGAGCCTCCCACATTCCATGCACCGTCAGATGGAGTTCCGTAGCCACCGACATAGGGAGCCCCGGAAGTCGGGTCGGTATCTAATGCCGAGGAAGGTGTGACCGGCGCTTGGAGAGTCGGAATAAGGCTCTCGGTGGAGAGTCCGCTAACTCTATATGCGTTCCCTTTCGTTATGCCGGAACCCGTCAATACGAAGCCGAAGACCATGTGGATTTGACCGTCACCATTGGTAGTCATGGTCACATCTGATAGGTTCGTGAACTTGTTTGAGTTCTGTTTTGATACGAACAGTGTTCGGGTCACGCCGAGTCCCGTGGCTGTGGAGTATTGGTCTTCTATGTCCCTGTCTGAACTCCACATATTCACCATCGTCGTTCGATGCCATGCGGTTGAGTTATCCCAAATCGCGGCCGTGAACATTTGGTTCCTCTCATCTATGATTGAGTCATAGAACAGGATGGGTTCGTCCGGCGTTGAATTCTTGTCGGTCGAAGGAACGAGCCCCATGATGTGAACAGATTTCGTCAAGTCGAATTTGATTCTGCCCAATGCTCCTTCACCAGCGGAAGTCGGTAGCGTTGGTCCGGACCCTTCCTTCCCCCTATTGAGGTAAATAGCCGACTCCTTTCTGCTGGCTGTGGTGAAATTCGGACTTGAGCCACGATAAGTCACGACCGGGATATTGTCTCCGCGAAGCAGAACTTTTGGATGGTCAGCAAACTGAACCTTCTGTCCCAATGTCGATGCTTGGTTCGCCGCCGCCTGTGATTGCTCGGCCGTGGACATGATGGGCGAGACAAGTTGGATTTGTTGGTCGGTCGTTGTTGGCGCGGCTGTCGAAGTGTCGAGAGCCCACTCGGGGAACTCGGCGTCCGTCGCTAACTTGTTCATATACCAAATCGCAGAATGGTCGGGAAGACTCCCGCCTCCCACACTCGCTTTGAATACCTGCTGGAAGGCCAAATGGAGCCTGTCTGTGCTGTCGCAAACAAGGGTGGGTAGTCTGAGGTCATTAGCACTTCCAGCGGCTTCTCCGTGGCTCCCTGTGTTTGCGTCGGGGTTGATGAGGACAGGCGTGTGAACCGTCCAATCCCAATCGTAGGTTGCGCTTGGTGATGATGCCGACGCAATCCGGTCAGCCTTGTGATAGTAAAGCCGATGAGCCCGTTCATTGGAGTTCCCTGCGTGGATGCAACCCATATATTCGAGGACTGCGTGAATGGTTCCCTTTGAGTCAGAACAGAATGCCGCTCCGAGCAGTCGTCCCTTATCGGCTGACCCGGTGACTGATGCTATCGTTGGACCAACTGCGTCCTTGAGAGTGTAGGTCGAATGCGACGCATCTTGAAGCGCCTTTCTATTCCAAAACATATCACCATCGACCGGCTTTTTGTAATGCGTATATTGCGGCCAAGGGTCTGACGCCGCATTCGCCGCACGGCACATCACGAAATTATGGAGAGTTCCTTCGGGTGTGCGTATGATTCGCTGACCCTTGCCCAATCCTACATCGGGAGAAGTCGTTCCCGTCCCGGTCATGTTGATGACGGATTCAGCCGCAGTCTGAACTTTACCACCAGCCATCTCCGACATAAATCTCGCTCGCTTGGTTTTGTCTGCACCGTTGTTGTGAAGTCCGACTCCTTGCGCGGTGACGATTGAGCCGGAATCCCAAAATGGTCGTGCGCCATGTGGAATGTGAACCTCGGTCGAAGAAGTCAGTTGCTCGCTAAGTGCGAGCGTATCAAGTTTGGAATAATCGGAGGACCGAGATAGGAGCATTGGTGGGTATTGGTTCGATTCGACATAACCGAAGTCGTATGTGTTGTCGGGATAGATTGGAACTGCCGCCGCATGGAATCTGTCTGTTGGATGGTCAGCCCAAAACGCAGTCAGTCCGGTTCCACTCACGACCGGTCCGTGAACTCGTTGGTATGCGGAATTGTAGCCTCCCATTTTTGCGTTCGCTGAATTCGTAGTTGGCTTATCCCAAAGTCGAGTATCAAGCGTCCAATTCCCGAGTTGAGGTCTTGAGCCATTCGGAACTTTCTCCGGACCCAAATCGAACCCGCTATTGAACTCAATAGCCCCGTCCATTTCGATTGTATCTGTTCTGTGGAAGGGAAGTTCAAGTTCCAAATCGAGAGAATTGCTTCCTCCACCCCGAGCCCGAACATGAACTGCGGGGGGAATCAGAAGATGGAGAGGAAGGTCATACCCAACTCCGCCATGAACCTGCGTCCACCTTTGGTCGGTTTGGTAGGGGTGGTTCATTTGTGAGAGTCCGTAATGCAACGGCCCGAAGTGAGAGAACCCACCCATAGGTCCTTGCATAGATATTGCATTTACACCGGTCATGTTGGTGTTATTGTAAGTGAACAAATTCCTCCAAGGCGCTCGCTGTTTGTTCACCCCACTTCCCGTCTGAGTGTCCGTGAAGAACGCCGCATTCGTGTAGTCGATTGGGTCATAGAGTCCCGTTGGGAATCCGTGTGAAGCCCATCCCATCTCTTGATGTGGATTTGCCCCGGGTCCGAAGTCAGCGAATCCAATCGTTGTCGGAATATACGCAGTCAAGCGCATGAATTTGATGTGTTCAGTCTCCCACGGGTCGAGCGAGGCACGACTGCGCCCGTTATCTCCGCCGGGGCTGGACGCGAGTCGGTCAAGAGGCATCGCCAAAGGATAGCCACCAACATGGGTCAAGTCCGACATGATGTGTGGAAGACACTTCGGCAAGACTGCATGACTGCATCGCACTTCCGGGTATGAGCCGTAGGTGATTGGAATAGCACGCTGGCCGGATTCGGGGAACCAATAGGAGATGCGCGAACCATTCCACCAAGTATCGTCGAATGTCCAATTTTCCTCGCTAACAGTTTCGCTTCCGATTTTTCGTTCCGTGATTTCAAACTTGTGTTGGCCCTGCGCAAGTTTTCCAGCCGTTGCTTTTGAGTTCGAGAACATCAAGATGAGAGAACGGGCCGAACTATTGGGCTCAATATGTGACCATGTAGGCCACCTCGAAAAGTTCGTTCCCGGTGGGGTTTGTGTTCTATCACCAGCAATCGCCCTTGGTTCGGGAAGAGCCAAGATTTCACCCGTCACCGGGTCCAGCGATTTGTTGTCTTCGTCATCATTTGTTCCAAGAAGTGAAAGCGCAAGTTTTTTGGTTGAGTCGTAGTAGTAGCCTCGTGGAACTTGGATGATTTCGAGATTCGCGTTGAGTGGATAACCAATGTCGAAAGTTGGATATTCGCCCGCCGCCTTAATCGTGTCTCGTTGAATAGCCGCCATCATCATACGCCCGTCTTCCATTATGCTGAGGGATGAACAGTGGAGAGTCGGGTGTTCCAAGTTCGCGCCGAATGCGGCTCGTCCCTTATCCTCCCTGCCGAGATAGCGCATGAGTTCCTTCTGAGGGAATACCCAATCGTGAATCTGCCATCCTCCCGCTCCCTTGAGTCGAGCGTTTGTTATCGTGAACCCCGTGTCCATAGAAGCGGCGTATGTTCCTGTGATGTGGTCGGTCGTGGTGACTGCCTCCATCGCATCTCTCAAGGGATTATCAGCCATCGTCGTCTGCTTGTTCGTGTAAAACGGGTCGGACCTTCCCTCGTATCGGAATAGCATCAGTTCGACGCCGGGAGGATTTGACGCCGTGTTGGTTCCGTCGGGCCAAACCTGTCCCTTGCCCCAAACTTCGGAATTGAAATCGCTGGCGTCGGTCATGTCTGCTCCGACGATGAGTTCCTTCCCCCATGCCGCCGCATCCCAAAGGTGACTGACTCCACCTCGCTGATAGAAGCCGCCCGCTTCGACTGCGCCCGACAACTTCGGAATTTTCGCCCAAGCGGAATTTGCGAGAGGTCGGAATGGTGTAATCTGATGGAGCCCCCATCCTTGAGTCGGTTTTTCTGAGGACCCGGAGCCATAGGAATGGCGAGGAATGATGGAGGTCGGACACTTCTTCTCAGCACTACCGCCGAGGTAATCGTAGTCAAGGCTCGTTGCGGCTGGTGTGTATATCTGTTCAAGGGTCGTAGGATTAATTCGGAAGACTGCGTGGAAGATGTTGCAAGGGTCAGCGGAGTAATTTGCATCAATCCAAGGGAGAGCGGGGTCCGGATTGTTCCTTGACTTCGGGTCGCCTACATCTGATTGGTCGAGATTGTGAGAGCCGGAAGTATTTCGCTTGATGTTCTTCGTCGGCTTAATGACGCTGACGAGAATGTGATAGTCCACGATTGGCTTCCGGAAGGTCATGTTGGCGGAGTCACCATATTCTGCAAGTTTCGCTGTGCCGGGTGCGACGACTACATCTTCGTAGCCAACAATTTGGGGAACGATTCTCACCCTTGTTGGGATTTTGTCTTTCAAGAACGCTGAGGAAATTCCTGTGGTCCCTGTCCATTGACTATTGAGCCCAATAGTGTCCCCGAGAATCGCTGGGGAATCTGAGACTGAATTTGCGCCAATCAAGTCTGAAAGTCCGCCACCTCCCCTCGACCCCTTCGTGTCGTAATCTGTTCTCGTTGCGAAGAACGAAGTCTCGTTTGCATTCGCCGTCGAAGAAGAAAAACGCTTGGCCCGAGTTTTCATTCCGTCAGTCATCGGTTCAGCGGCGGCGTTGTCGGTTCCATATCCGAAGACCTTGTTGTAATTCTTGTTGGAGTTATTCGAACGCTGGGCGAAGAGTCGGTTCCTTCGTGTCGTCAGACCGGAGTGAACCTGCACATTGAGTCCGCCATATCCGTTGCCCCCTGCCCATAGGTCTTGAGTCCCGGTCGGCATTCCCTGTGATATTGAGAAGAAGCCTGTGACGGTTATCGTTCCTTCAAAACCAACAAGCCCGCAAGTATCTTGGACGACATGATTGCCGAGATAGGTGGGACCAATCGAGCAAGTTTGTTCGGACGCGCTCACTGTGGGTTTGTCTCTCACACCGAGAACCTGCACTGTGTTCGTGTGGAAGAGATAGTCAGCGTCGCTGACGGCGTTGTTGTTCCCTGCGTTGTGAGGATTGCGGTCCGGAGAAGATAATGTGGTTCCGCTCACATGAGTCTGAGGGATGGTGATTTGGTTCACCGACCACATCGAATCCCAAGTCACATGGAAATGGTCTTCTCCCCAATCGGAATCACCTCGCTGGTCGTCGGCTATCCCGTAGTTAGCCTGCGTCTTGCCTTTCATCATCGGATGGCTGGCAAGCGAAGTTGTGAATATCGTGTTGTGAGCATCGCCATAGGTCAAGCCGAATCCATTTGACGGCAAATCAGTCGAGACATAATGAGTGAAGGTGGCAACCCGATGACCACCATTCCATCCAGCGTTCGTGCAAACTCCTTTGTCGTCATAGCCAGCGATTGCTCCGCCCTGTTGGTCGCATGGCTGGTGTAGGTCGTCCTTATCCGGGGCGGCTATTGCATTCCCCGGGACGCTAAGGTTCCCCGCTCTCGCTGATACCCATTGAGGAAGAGGATGATTGGTGAGTCGCCCTATCTCAGCATAGGAACGGCGGGGTGTGAGGAACGCACTTCTCGTCTTCGATATGTCCCACATAGCCCGAGAACCGTGGTGAGTGACCTGCCCAAGTTCCATTTGAGCCCGGCCGAAGTTCAGCCTTGGGGCGCTCATGTTCAATGAAATTCCATAGAACGCCGCATCCATCTGATTGTAATTCGTGCTTCTCGGTGTAGGGTCCCCGGACGAATCTTGTTCGGTTCTGATGGCTGGTGTTCCCGGCAAGGGATTAATCGTAATTGCCTCAGCCGTGGTCCTTGGGAATAGTTCTCCCCATAATTTCCAATCTCGCGTATATTTGTTGAGGTTCGCCGTGGCTCCTGTCGCGTCTTGAGAGTGGTCAGCCATCCAACTCGTGAACGGAAGACCCAATCCACTTCCCATCGGGGGAATTAGTCCGACCCTTGCCAGCGGAGCCTTCACCATAGATGTTCAAGACCCATAGCGGGTTCTTCACGCCTTCGATTGCTGTTGATACACGGACTTAGCCCATTCTTGGATAATCTCCCAAGGGACATACGAAATCGTCCTGTAATCCGGGTTCTTTGTTTTGCGAACTCTCTCCGGAACGATTACCTCACATGAATTGCGTAGCCCTTCAATTGATTGACCCACATCTGATGATTGCCATTTTGAAAAGTGTAGCATCTCAGCAAGTTCGTGCTTGCCCATGTTTTCGAAATCAAGCGTCCAAACAGTCAAGGCTCCGCCGGGTCCATAGACGACTCCGCGAAATCTCAGATGGTCGTTCACCGTCAGAATCAGTTCTTGCAAGCGCAACCCTCCCTCTTCTCGAATCCGAAGAACGAAAGCCTCTCGCTCCACTCGTCATCCTTGAATCCCATTTTGTCGCAAAGAGCAACCTCAGCAAGCAACCAAAAATGAGGATGGTTCTTCATGGCCTCAACCTTCCCGTGCTTGGCGATGAACCAAAAGTTCGTATGCTCCTTGATGCAATAGGCGATGGCCTCAGCATTCTCGGGGCTGAACCAATCAGCGTAGTTCTCGTTGAAGATTTTCATTCCCTCGCTCTCGTGCTTGATGAACGAAGAAGTCCCGTCACCCTTAGCCTTCGCGCAAGCGTCCTTCCCTATGTCGTGAAAGAGGATAGCCCAAAAAGCGAGTTCGTGAGAATGGGGAGCGTTGCAAAGGCAGGGGATTTGCTCAAGCCACTTTGCATAGACGGCCTCCATGTGAGCCGCAAGGCTGTGGTCCCCCTCCGGGTGATACTTCGGAGAATGGAAAAGCATGGTAGCATTATCGAACTCGGGAAGCCACCTTAGAATACTCCTAAATCCCTCAAGCGACCTTGGGGCCTCAACATTCAATCCCTTAATCTTGACGACTGCGTTCATGTTAATTCCTCAATATCCCACCTTTATGAATGGTTTAGGTGCAACCATTTCGAGAAGACAGCGCTGGGCCAACCCTGTTTCAAGGCGTTGGATTATCGACTTAGGTCTTGCCTCAAAGCGCGTTTCGTTTCTTCCCGTTGGGGTCTTTTCTCTTCGGCGTTTTGGGTTTCCCCGTGCCTCTTGATTGACCTACCAGCATATCTGCTGATTTACCCCGTCAGATGTGGCGTGTTCTAATCAACTCAAACCTCAATCATAGGTGTCCCCTTAGATTGGTGGCTACTCATTTCACTCTCGTCGATGTTCCCACGCGCTTAATCCATTGTGTCTTCCCGCGCCGGTGTTGCCCCCCACCTACCGATGAGGCTCATTCCGCGCACCGGAACCACGCTCCGGTATTCTATGCGAGTAGCCCTTCATTAATAAAGGTTTTCATTGATAGTCATAGTATATTGATATTGCGAAACCTTTATAGGTGGAAACCCCTACGCATATACATGAACAGCGGCGGAGAACTCCGAATAGACGCGCACGCCTACGCCCGAATGGCAGTTAGGCTCTCGGATGCTGAGAAGCAAACCATCGAGGCACGCGCTCAACTCGCATGGAGCCGATGCCAGCAGTCGTCCCTTGGCGTTGTCGCTATGGACCTCAAGACCCGCCGAATGACTGACGGAGCAGGCGTGTCCAGCAACGGCAACCTCGTAATCGCAATCGTCCGCAACGGAGTCTGCGAGACAGTCATGCTACGCAGGGATTCACAGGAAGTCTCCAAGAACTCACTTCGAACCCTTGCGGTTAAGTGGGTTGGAGTCGCAAAGAGAGCCACAGGCGGAAAAGCACGCCACTCCCGAAGGTCACACCGAAGATACTGAGCAAAACAAACTGCTCCGGAATAATATCAGACCATTGAATTAGGTCGCCTTCTGTTATTTTGTCTATGAGTCTTGGCTCAAACATGAACATTCGACGACGCCCACCTACTTAATTCCCGAGCCCGGCTTCTCGGATTAGAGATGCGGACCAAGGTGTCTCGCCATGCTTCCCACCCTCTCTCTCGTAATCGAAATTCGTCAAGCGCCCCACGAAGGTTTTGCCTGTCGCACTTCCGGAATAATTCACAGCCTCCCATTCGAATTCGACAAGCGCACCACTGACCAACAGTTCCTCCATGAAGTCAATGTCGGCGTTCGCAGTCGCTTTGAGGAACGAGCCCGTGAGTTTGAATTCGTCACTTCGCTGTCCGGTATCGGCCATCTCGGGATATACTGCATCGAGAACTTCTGTTGAAGAGAACGATGCCCGTCGAGTTCGCTGGAACCCGGACGGCATTGTGTTGAGAGCCAATGGAACTACGAGAGTCGCTGGCAGAATTTTCACGACGACTTTCGCGGCTTGGCTGGTGTTTGTCGGGGATGCGTTGTCGGTCGCTGTGACCGTCGCCATATATTCACCAGCGGCCGCGAAGGTATGGGTTGCGCTTGGTGAAGCGCCGGAAGTTGCCGAACTTCCATCTCCAAAGTTGAATGTGTAGGATGCGATAGTCCGGGCGGTGTCCGAAGAGAGTGTGTAAGATTCGCTGGCATCGAAATTAATCGCCTGTCCGGCCCTAACCATTTGGGGTATTGCCCTCAATAGGGCGACGGGTTTGACTTCTGCTACGACTACCGAAATTACGGAACTTGCTACGCTCACATTTTCGTTGTCGTCTTTCGTCAGAATAGTGGCGCTGAAAGTTCCAGCCTTGGAATAGACATGGGCGGTGTCGTATGTGGTGGATTGTAAAGTTTGGTCGCTAAAATTTAACCAACCGGTATTCGACCCATCGCCAAAGTCAAACTTGATGCTGGAAATTAATCGGTCCGGGTCAGTTGTAGTTCCTGTGCCACGGAAGGAAATGATGTGTCCAACTTCCGTGCCTATTGGGCTCGATAGGTCGCCACTAAACGAGTTCCCGATGACCGCCAAACTTGCCGTAGGTTTGAGGTCGTAATTGAGTGTCCATTTTCTGATGATTGGAATTGACGACCAATCAATCGGATGATATTCGGTTTGTGTTGAATCGGGAATATAGAAGTGGTATCGAATGACGAATCCATTCGTGACCTGTGCGGCTGGAAGTTCAGTGAGGTCCACTACGCCAAGGCCCGCTACGAACTGTGGGTCTATCTCTTCGAATCCGGGGACGACAGTTGTTGCCGCGGCCTGTGGTCTGCCGGAGACAGGAGTTGGTGCGGTCATTATGCTGACCTTAATCAGCATACCATTCGATGATTTCACATTCTCAGCCTCGATAGATAGTTGAGTATATTTCGCTATGTCCGTAATCTTCTGCGTGAGAGAATCGACATTGAACGGAGTCATGGACGGAGATGGTATTTGCCTCAGATGGAGATAGTCAAGTTGGAAATCCTTTGTCGAGATGAGATTATTTGGGTCGTCACCGTGGAACATTTCGTTGGATGAGTTCTTGAGAAGAGTATCGTAGTTGTTAGCGCCGGTCGAGACTGCCGTGTCGCAGGCTTTGATGGTCATTCCCCAAACCGGGGTTGCACCATTTGGGTCCGTTCCCTTGTTGGAACCATTCAGTATCATTGTCTGACCTGCTTCGGTGAAGAATGTTCGAACCGTGTTTGTTCCTTCGGTGGCGTTGAATGAACTTCCTGTTCCCACGCCGTTCCCCAAGGAGCCGAATGCAACCACGCCGTTCCCGTAGGGCCATGATGCTGAGTTGGTCCATTTGTCGTCGGCGTTGGCCGCGTAGCCCTTGTCGAAGTAGGGCGAATTCCCCCAAACATAGACCGCTGGTCGATTGACCGAATATGCTGGTCTTCGGTCTTCGGTCCAACTAAAACTACTCCAAACATCTGAGTTATTGTTGGAGCCGTATAGTTGGTTGCCGGAAGTCGATGCGTTCGGGTATTGCATCTGACCGTTCTGATTTAGTGGATGGAATCCAAATCCAGCCATTCCGTTGTTTGCGTGCCACCCCGTAATCATGGAGTGGCGTCCGGTCAAGGGGTAGGTTTGGTTGTTGTCGAATTCGATAATCGTCATTCGGTTCTCTTGCACAGGGAACCAACCACGAATCTCACAATCAATCCAAACCGGGGAGCAACCCATTTCGCTCAAGCCGGTTTTGGTTGTCTCTTCCCCGGCTGGAACCTGTTGGGTTCCGGGGGTGTAGTTCTCCCACCCATCGTAGGAATCCCCGTCGTTTGCCACTGACTTCGCTGACGATAACAGACTCGGCGTATATCCGTGTCGAGTTCCAAGCCTCTCGTGAATTGGCCACGGTCGGTTCCTTCCGAAGAGCCAAGTTCCGGAAGCGCTGACGGGTTTGATGTGGTCGAAGGCGTGCCTTCCGGTCTTGTTATCCATGTAGGACCAAAACGGAAGTGAAAGGCCACGATGAATCCAGCGAGAGTAGGCGTTGCTGGTGTAATCCGGTGAGTTCGAATCAGACTCCTTCCGGAACTTCGGCGCAAGCCCGGCATCTCTCATCCAAAACCGGTTCGTCTGTGGGTTAGTCCCCGACTGCACATTCTCGCCGTAGTCATTGGTCGGGTATGTGGTCGATACCGTCGGGAGATTGGTTGAATCGGTTCGGCACATATAGGTCCACGCAATATCCCAACCTACCGGCGGAGGAACCCTAAGTGACCCACCACCCATCGTCGATGCGGTCGGGCTAACGGCGAAAGTCGCATCACCATCCTTCCTCGGCCCTATGGACCTTGGTGTGAGGTTAAGGTCGGAAGCATAAACTCCGGCTTGGTTGGGTGTAGTCGCCTTGAAGATTGTCGGTCGCCCGGGATAAGTGTCGTTATTCGCCACAGGCACATTCGAATCCGAAGATGCGGCCCCGGCCTGCCAAGATGGGACGCCGGGAATACGGATATTCTGAGTGGAGGAATTGTAGTATTGAGCGTAGTTGGACGATAGAGGGTATTGGCCGTAGTAGTAGTAGGCAGTAGCACCGCTCATGTAGCCGCCCAATCTCCCTTGTCGAATGAACGCCGTTGTTGGAGATGATGCCGAACCGATTCGGTATTTTGTAATCGCGGTTGCTGGGAAGAATTTGTTCATTGTCTGAACTTCAATCGTCACATATCGGACGGCGGTATTGTCTCCGTCGCTGAATAGAGAGTTGTAGGTCGTGCTGGTTCCGCTCCCGTTGTCTGAGTTGTTGTAGCAAACCCACCAGCCGTTGAGATTCATTCCCTTGGTCGATGTGAATGCTGTCTGATTGGCAGTCGGTCCATCGGCAAGGGTGGCCATCCATGTGTCGGGATAGTAATTCACATTCTGAGTTCCCGAACCAAGTTTGCCGGTCATCCCGTTCACATAGATTGGCATACCGTTGCCCCATCGCATCCCAACGGTGTCGGAGGTCCCGGTGAGTTCGACATAGAATTTGATTCGACCCGAATTGGAAATCTCCACGCCGAAGACGGGAAGCCGTCTTGGGTTAGGTCGGACTGAATACATTCGCGGGCTCGGGGAGGCCCCCATCGCATATCCGGTCTTGCCGGATGGGTTGTATTTTCCAACCATCACATTTGGCCAAGCGCGATGGGTTCCTTGGATGGCATCCATCCCCGCGTTCTCGCCCTGTGCCGCTGGGCAAATCGGGCCTTGAACGAAATCGAACATCGGGTATATCTGAGCGTCGCAGTCTTTCATAAATCCATTAGAAGCATGACCGCCTGCCGCTCCGTAGCCATCCCATCCATTCCATACTTGATAGAGAGTCATGGTGTTCTTCCCGCCTATGGTTCGGTCGGCATCATAGACATAGGGAATCAAAGTGCCGCCGTCCGTAATGTCGTATTCACCATTTCTAAGGAAGCAGGCAAGCGCCATCCTCATTCGGTATTTGGGTCCGAGTGACGGAGATGAGTCGAGTGAAATATCCGCATTCGAATATCCGATAGCCCTACGAGAGCCCCGCCCATGAGTATAACCGGCTGATGCGTAAAATGACCAAGCGCCAACTTTGCCGATTTTATGGTCCCCGGATTGGCCCAAGTTTTTGTATCGGATGACCGTCTTGTCGTCACCGTCGGGCTGTTGGTCATAACGAGACAACCCGGTTCCATTGGCAGTCAAGAATCCCTTCAAGTCCGCATCGGCGGAAGTTAGGTATCTCGGTGGCCAACCCGCCGCGAAATTTTGGTCAGCGTTGGTGGACCGCTGGTCGAGTTGGTTGTTATCGAGCATCATAGGCATGAAGACCGTTGCTCGAACAAGGGTCTGAGCGATAGCGGCTGATGAATCGTCGGCAGGCCAATTGGTGTTCGAACTTGTTCGGGGGTCGGAAGCGATGGTTGGATTGACTGCGGCTGATGATGTGGAGTGAAGTCCGCCACCTTGATTTCCATGTGGCAAGAATGCCTTCTTCTCATCATCGTTGGTCCCGATGTGACGATAGGTGTCCAGCATTTCTGCGAACTCTTGAACGGTCATAAAAACCGGATATGGACCAGCGCTGTTTATCGTGTCCATAGCACCAGCCCAACCCCTGTCGTTGTTGTCGATAGTTGAGGCGTAGGTAGCCTCCGCGTTCGCCTTCGTGTCCTTGGATGGAGCAATCAACAGGAACTCAGTCTCAATTCCGGCTTGGTGAACTTTGCATCGGGGATTGAATGACCCTGCGCCGGATAGCGTGACCTTGAATGTAGTATTGCTTCCGTCGTCTGAGGCGGCCACTGTGCCGTCGTCTTTGATTGCCTCCACCCGAACCCCCGGAGTATCATTCTCGCTGTTCAGACCACCTTCCTCGGCCTTTGTTTGGGGTCCGAAGGAAGAGGCATAGAGTGTGGGGTCCACGGTGAGTCCACCTACCCCGTCATTCTTGACGAAGGCAGGCCACATCGGTTGTAGTTCGGCAAGCCCGTTCATCATTCGTGAGAATGGTTTTGTAATCTCTTGGTCCACTGACGCCATCTAACCAACCTCACTCACCCATTCTGCATAGACTTCTCCTGTCTCGCTTTCAAGAACCCACTCAACTGCCAAGGTGCGGTCTGCGAAGTCCTCTTGATTTCCTGTGAAGTTCACATCTCGATAATCCCAATCGTAGTGGTATGTCTCAAACCACAATTGGTAGTCGGTGATGACCTCGCCTGTTGTGTTATCAAAGACGCTGATGTAGGCCGTTGCGTTGAGAACACACTCCATGTCCACATCTGCGTCGAAAGCCGTGCTTAGAGTGGTGTTATTGGACCAAAAAGCGTATGCGTCATAGAACACCATGACGGCTGGGTCACAGTCGTCAGCGATAGCATCCGGATATTCGCAACTTCCATCATCGTGGGTTGCTTCCTCGTCATAGTTGGTGGCGTTGTAGTCGGTGCATCCATAGACTGCTGACTCGTATTCTGACTCGTCAAGTTCGAAATCAATTATTCTGAAATCGTATAGTTCGATGGTCCCGTTCATTATCTCGATAAGTGCATGATGAGTTCCCTCTTCCAAATCGTAAAACCGGTCGGTGAATAACAATTGGTTCCGGAATTCGTGACTGACGCCTTCGTGGAATTCTCCACCAAGCGAAATGTTCCATAGGATTGTGTGGACATTGTTGCAACTATTGAGGTCAATAGCCTGCACATTGAACACAACATCTGTTTCGACGACGAAATACTCGCTTTCAACTTCCCAAAATTCCTCGCAGTCGTCGAGATATGGGTTCCAATCCGGGTCGTCTTCCACACGGTCAAGAAGTGAATCGACAGCGTAGTCGATGAATCCGACTTCATTCAAGCCAGCCATCAGCATGGCCAAGATGGAGCCGACTGTGAGAATGAGAGTTCTGAGTTCTTGGAAGCCCTTGTTCATCTGAACTAAGATGCTCTCTTCGTCATCAGTCATATTACTCCCCTCGCTCCACGAGTTAGGCTCTCTCGGATAATGTTCGGCAACTGATTCTCAACTATACTTCTCACTTCCATAGCCGTCACAGCGTTCCCACTACCTATGCTGATGTTGTCTAATGTGAGGTTAATGACGGTTGAACCCATGCCGCCTTCGCCGAATGACCGAGATAATGGGATGACTGCCTCAGCACCCGCTTCTCCAATGAGAGCCAAAGTCGGAGATGTGACTATGCCGCCTTCTGCCATCGCAACTCCCATCGTCGGAGTAAAGTCAGAATTCGAACCGAACAAGGGGTCGTCAGCAAGATGTGAAGTAATTCCTTGGCCGATTTCAACTCCCAAGCCGACCCCGAGTCCGGCCAAACCACCAATCGCGGTTCCGACGCCGGGAACAACGGAGCCGATTGCCGCTCCGGCCGCACCCCACTTCCCAATATCTTTCGCTGAATCCCATCGTGTCTCTCCTTCGTTCCCGACGATTCGGCCACTCCTGTCTCCGCTTCCGTCGGACGAACCATCGTCGTCCTCTATGATGCCCAGCCATTCTGCCAATTCCTCGCCCTTGTCGAGAATCCATGTGATTGTGTCGGCGATGAACATTAGGATTGTTCCGATTGCCTCGATGACCGGAATCAATGCCTGTAGTGCCTGCATGAATGTCTCAACATTCTCGGGCTTGAGGAATTCTCGTAGCGCTGGAAGCCATTCTTCCTCGACCGAATCTGCCATGTCTTGAAAAACATCAGCATTCTCAGTCGCCTTCGTGATAGCCGTTTGGAATGTTTGCATTATTCCATCCTCTTGCTTGATTAGTTGAGCGAATGGCTCACCCGCGACAAGGTTCAACTCTTCCATTTTCGAACGAGTCTCGTCTATCGCATACTGAGCCGTTCCCTCAAGAGTCCCAACGAATTGTTCGGTCATAAACACTCCACCTTGAGCCGCCGCCGCAACATCGTCGTTTGCCTGTGCGAGTTCCCTAAATGCCTCAGACTGTCCTTTCAAAGCAAGAATCGCACCACCACCACGAACTCCGAACATCTCCAATATCTCGGCAGTCGTCGCGCCCTTCTCGTTCAGTTGTTCGATAATCTCGACAAGCGAAATTACACCGGTCGTCTGATTCTCGACAGTCGATTTCAGATTGCTATAGGCGGCTTCCTCAGACTCCAACTGCTCGACAAGTTTTGACTGAGCCTGTTCTTGCACCTTAGCCTCATACGCACCTTCGCGCTGTTGGAGATTGAGGTCCTTGTTCGCCATCTGCAATCTATCAATCTGAGCGATTTCAGACTTGGTGAGGTCCCGGCCCTGTCTTTCAGCGCGGGCTTTGATTTTCATTATTGAGATATTATTCTTCTCTTGCTCCATGCCCAACTGATTGAGTTCGGCGTTGAGAGATTTCAATTCCATATTGGCCCCGGAGAGTTGAGCCTCAAGACCTTCGATTGTAATTATCGTGTTATCAAGCCCGGTCTTAGCGGCCTTCCCTGCTGGACTTAGAACTGCTAATTCCAAACCAAGACGGTTCATGCTTCTCCGAGCATCGTCTGTTGGCGCTATCATCTTGTTGATTGCCTGTCGCAATCCGGTTCCAGCCATGCTTCCTTGAATACCCGCATTCCCCATAGCACCGATAGCCGCCGCCGCTTCTTCGATACTAACGCCAGCCGCCGCCGCTGTTGGTCCGAAGAATCTCATGGCGTCGCCAAGTTGTTGAACATTCACGAACGAACTCGTGAAGGTGTTGGTGAGAACCGATGTGATTTCCTTCAACTCCGCCATCTCTCGACCGAACTGAGATACAGAAGCCACACCGATACCAGCGGCCTGCTCGACTCCCACACCGGCTACGACAGCGAAGTCCACCATCGCTTCAAGCGCACCCTCTCCTTCCCTCGCCATTTGGTCGAACGAAAGACCAGCAAGCGCCAGCACCTCAGCCATCTCACCGACTTCTGTCGCTGTGAACTTCGATGCGGCGGCTACATCTCGAATCTCCTGTCCGATAGTGCCGGTCACTTCTTGGAATGCGGCGGCGGTTTCTTCGGTATCGCCGATGAAGTTCCCCATCGTAGCCGAGGTTCGGTATAGTTGGTTCTCGAAATCAATGTAGGTGAATGTCGCCGCCTTGACGAACCCTATCATTTTGAAGAATCCGCCAATGAACACACCGGTCAGAACGACTGCAAGTCCGGCGAAAACACCAGCCAGCGCTGTGACGGCTGTGCCGAGAATAGCGGTGGACGCGGCCGCGGTCTTCATCCCGCTGGTAAAGCCGGAAGCATCAGCGCCGACCTTTGCAATCATCTCCGTGTCGCTCATCTTCTTCGCCTTCCTTTGTTCAAATTCTGCTTCGCTTTGCCTAACTGCCGTTGCCTACGGTGTTGTTCATTTGCACGACGGTTTTTCTCACTATTGGCGGTTATGAGCCAAAGCGTGTCGCGTGAGTCCATATTTCGCCATTCGTCGGGAGTAATCCCGTGGTCTTGAAAAATTTGCAATAGGAATTGGCTGTTATCAGACTTGGCGTCGTCAATCAGTTTCCCATAACACCACCGCCGGTCGCTGAACCAACGGCGTCTGTGATTGTGCTTGCTAATACTGCTAAGGTGTTGAGTGGCAACTTCTGAAATTTGCCCCATGTGAGAGAAGCGTCGCACTTACTCATCATTTCGAAAATGATTCGCAAGCCCAACATCTCTTGTCTCTCACCGATTGGCAACTTCTTAATCTCGGGAAGTTGCTTGATTATTTGGAACTCAGCGGCGGAGAGTGGAATAACATCGAGTTCATCGACCCCGATTTTGCAATCGGACACATTCACTGTTATGGGGTTCGAAGCCCTTTCGATAGCGGAGTCTAACCAATCACTCATTTTTCATCCCTCAATCAGTCCCGGGTTATGGTGAGCCCTTCGAAAGAAGCGTTCACGAGAAGCGCTCCTTCTGCCCCAGCCTCTAAACCTTCGATTGCCAAGTCGGTTATTACTGCCGCGGCTATTGAGTATGTGTGTGTGCCTGCCGCATCTGCGTCAAACAGGATTGCAAGTTCGGTGTTGCCATTGAACCAATCCCAAAGAACATCGTCGTCAATTCCCCAAGCCTTCGTCAAGGAACCGCTGACGGATTGTAGCCCACGAGTGTTTGCCGTTGGGACATTTGACCCAAGGACCGTGTATTTTCCTGTTGCTCTTGCCACCGTGAAATCGCCGGACACAAAGCCTACGAGAGAACCGCTGACTGTGACCTTACCGGTGACGCCTGTAAATGCGTGGACTGCCATTACCCAACCGTCGTCGTTTGAGGTTTATGAGTGAATTGGTGAGTTAGCGCCCCCCGTCGGGGGCTGATGGACCGGCTTCCACCGGATTAGTCATACTCCTTGCCCCGACGAAGCGTATCGTCTTACTCACACCGTCATGTGAGAACAGGGTTTCACGACCTACACAGGGACCGAACAGTTAGTCGTCCGGCTGAAATCCCGACCCTGTTCCGAGCCAAGAGTGCTTTCATCTTGATACTGACGCTGGGGTCGTTGTGGCCATGAGGTCGATTCGAGCGACCTTTACAACATTCCATCGCAGGTCGCGGAACTATCGTTCCCGGCCCACACCGATAGGCTCCTATCGGCAATATGACCGAGTGGAGTTCAGTATATTAAGATTCCGGTTCATTGAGAGAACCAATACATTAATAAGGGGGAGGCCACTCGGTCAGTATGTAGGGGGTTGCTCCCCTACTAAGCGAATGAAGTCGGCGCTGTTGAAAAGGCGCAACACGACTGACGGGTCGCTTAGGGCGAGAGAGGATAACTCCGTTGAAAGGCATTTGGCGATGTTCGGGGATTCGGACCGCGGCCTCTCTCGCCCGCAATTCAAGCGCAGTTGGCGAGTCTGTATTCTTCTGAGCGAACTAAATCTCGGAGAACTCGGTCACGAGTTAGGATGCCGAGCATAAGCCTGTAATGAGTTAGTTCACCCATCGTTGGGTCCCTTTTGTGAACATGAAGGTGAAGCGCATTGATGAACGCATCATCTCCCTCCATCTCCATATCGAACCCGCTCATGTCCGGGTCGGGAATTATTTCGTTAGCAAGTTCCAACTCAACATGAACCTCGGCTGGTCGGTAGTCGTCCTCGACCTCTCGGTCATCTGCTTCGAGAAGTGCAATCATCTCGGCCTTGGTCCCGGTGGCGTCTAAACCCCACTCCATGCACACGGCAACGAGTTCGTGCTTCTTCAAATCTGCGAGAGCCATTGAGTATCGGGTTGCGCTTGCGGCTTTTAACCGTCTTGGTCATCATTCATTCCAGCGAATCATAACCGTCACTGAATACTGATAGCCTACACATTTGTCGTCGCCCGAACCTCCGGGTCCGCAGTCGGGAGCCTCTAACACAATCATTTGGCCTTCGTTCGACTTGACCACTCTAAGGAAATGGTAATCTGACCCTCCTACCCCGGTATATTGGCCATTGTTTTGCGGAGATGTGAGGTTTTCCTTATTAAGCAAAGCCATGAGATTCTTGAACAGCGCATGAGCCGATTCTCGGTCGGGGTGCATCAAGGCGATATGATAGTAGCCTGTTGAGATAGATGGACGAGCGGAACTCAGTCCGCCTGTGAGGACGATTGCTTCTGTCTCAGAATAAAGTGGGGCGATTGCGATTTGGTATGTCTTCGCTTTTTTGTATTGGAACCAATCGTTGTTCACAACCGGCGTCCATCCCGAAGCGGGTGGCGCGACCAAATTATTCTGAATCAGTTGCTTGATTACATGATGTGGAGAATTTGTTGGGACTCCGGTATCGGTTATTGCCATCCTATTGACCTCAATATGCCCCGTTCAATCCGAATGTTGCGACTCCAACAAGTTTCTGCGGCTTCAATTCAGACATGACCCAATCAAGTTCTTTCTGCGCACCGATTTCCAACCGCTCCCACATGGCGGCGATTCGGTCGAGACAATTTTCGTCGTTGAGTGCTGACCGGCTTGACGCACGGACGCACATGAGAATGACTGCCTGCTTGACCATCGGTGGAACTGTAGTATTGCCAGCGACATAGGTGACTTTGAGTCGGTTGTTCAATGTCTCTCCCCACTCAGCACCGAATCGAACGATGCCAGCGTCGGAGTTTTGGAGCCAATAATCCTCGTCATTCCGGTTCCTCCCTTGAACGAGTGCGATTGTAGTCCCGTCGCCCTTGACCTCAAGAATGCTGGTTATGGATTGGACCGGTCGTAGGCCGAGAACGATGTGTTCTCCGAAGTATTTCGTATCGAACCATTCCTCGACTGATACAGTCGAAGCCTGCTGAACACCGAGATAGGCGTCAATCATTCGACTGTAGTTCGAAATCATCGTGGCTATCTGAGAATCAGTGGGTCCCATACCGTCGGAGAAGTCCACCCCGGCGTATAACTCAACATCGGCAAGCGTGCAATAATCTATCGCTGTGCCTGCACTATCCCCTATGATGAGGGGTCCCATTGAGTAGCCGCTGGAAGGCATAGTCTTCACTCACTCCTTACCGGTTTATCACCGAACCGCTCCGCTAAGAGCAGTCGGGATTACCCGTCAAGGCGCTTCAACAGTCTCAAATCGTGTTGATGCCGTGTAGTTTGCATACCGCGTCAGCGTAGCGAACTCCGAAGGCAACATCTTGCTTTGGAACTAATAGGAACCTGTCCTTCTGTGGCTCATCGTGGAAGCCTATGCTGAATCTTCGGTCAGCAACGGTTGGATTCCCGATTAGTGGAGAGCGGACATTCAAGAGAAGGGCGACCGTCTTGTTCTGAACGGTTGAGCCGCCTGTCTTGTAGTCGCCGGTCCAATTTAGGTTCGTAGCGATAGCGCCGGTTGCGAAGACACGGATTCCGTAAATGCGTCCCAACTCTCCGTTGAGGATTGTTGCGCCAGCACCATACTTGTCCACGGTCTGCAACTCAGTCATACCGAGTAGTTGAACCTCCAAGTTCCTTGGAACGATAAGAGCAAGGTCAGCACGGTTGTCTGCGTGGACACCGAGTTTGTTGATTCCTTCTCTTAGGTGAGATAGAGCGAAAGCACCGGACACCGATACTGCGGCCGATGCGGACTTCCTTAGTCCGTCGAAGAGCAGTAGGTAGTCGTTGTCGTTCGCGTCCACACCGGTCACATTCGTTGATGCGTGGTATGCACCGTTGATGTTGTCGGCGTATGAAGAGCCTGTCTCAGTGTCGCCGTTGAGGAAAAGCGATTCCTCGTTGTAGGCGAGTCTTGAGGCAATATCGTCACGAAGCACAGTCAGAAGTCCCTCGACGCCGTAGGCGATGAGGTAGTTCCCGATTGGGACATTCGCAATCATTGTCTTCAACTCAAGCGTCATCTCGCTGGTGGCCTGCCGGGACTCGTCAGATGCGGTTCCGGCCTCGGTCATAGCGAGGGTCTGCTGGTGGAAGGAGATGGACCCTGTTAGTTTGGGGACCTTTACGATTCTTCGGCTCATTGGCATGGCCGGGAATAGGGAACGCATGAAGTTCCTCTCATATACAATCTCAATTATTTCGTCAGCGGTTTCTGTTGGGAGCATTGTTGCGCCGGTGGAAGAAGCCGCACCTGCGAGTGCCGCTTTCACTCTCTCGACTACATCATTGAACTCAATTGTTTCATCAGTCATTTTTTTCACCTTTTTTTCAGTTAGACCCCTTTGAGGCTAAGTTAGCCTCAAGCCACTTTGCCAGCCCGTTCATTCCGGGGCTGATGTGTGGTTGGGGGTCGAATCGTGTGACGCCGGACTTACCGACCGGCAGGGGGTTAGCGTCCGAAGTATCGGACTTACGGGAAGGTGCGGGTAGGTCTTCTGCCTCCACGCCTACGGAAGCAAGCCTCTCAGCAACTCTCTTACTGACTTCTGCTTCCATCTCAGCCTCAGCCTCAGCCTCAACTGCCTTCTCGGTGAGCGAAGCGATTTCCTCGTCGCGCTCGGTGATAGTAGCGGATAGTTCCTCTATCTCGCTTCGTAGTGAATCGTTATCTGCGATTGCGGACTCAAAGCCTGCAACCCTGCTGTCGAGGTCCTTTAGGACTGAGACAACTTCCATGAGTATGTCCACTCCGGATGGTGTGGACTTCTCTTCGACTGCCTCTTCCTCGACTGCCTCTTCCTCAGCAACTTCCTCAGTCTCTTCGACTGCCTCTTCTGCTTCGTCTTCGGGCTCGACGGACTTCTTGCCCTTCTTGCCCTTTGCGGGTGCAACTTCCTCAACAACTTCCTCAACAACTTCTGCTGGGGCTTCTGCTTCCATAGCGGCCAACTTCTCCATATCCTGTGTAGTGCCTGCGCTGGGACTCTTTGTCTCCGGAACCTCAACTGCCATTTCTGTGGCGATTGGTTCCTCAACAGTCTCTTCGATTGTTTCAGTGATTGTCTCGTCTGCCATGTTATTTGCCTCCGACAATCCATCCAACTCGATTAGGGGGTTCTTAACCGAATTGGTTTCTGACTCTTCTGACTCGGGTGTGTCGCCCGTGCTGGATTCGTAGTCCTCCATGCTCGCGCATGGCATAAACAGGGTTTCACCGGCCTCATTCTCCATTGTGTGATAACCTTCGCATCCCAATTCGATGGCCCTTGCTTCTGCTTCTTCGGCCGTTGTGAAAATGTCGGTTCCGACTTGTTCTTTCGATTCAAGTTTTTCTGGAATTCCATTCACGCTGATGGATGGAGTATTGGCGTCAATAGCCTCCTTGGAGGAACAGCAAGAACCACCGCAGTCGCAAGTTTCAGCGACAACAGCATTCTTCGCGCCCGCGAGTGTGACGGTTTTCTCGACATTGAACAGCGCACCCGGAGATGCTGGAACATCGACGACCGAAGTCTCGACCCAATCTATCTCGGTGAATCGAATGTAGCATTCCTCTTCCTTGTCTTCACAAACCTTGACCGCGGCCTTGGCGATGAAGCCGATGGAAAACGCCTTGAGCATACCTTTGCGAATCTTCCTCGTAATGTCCTTCTCGCCTGCGTCTATCTCAGCAGTCCCGACCGGAACTGTTCCGAAGTCACCGAACTCGTCCATCGCTACGCCGGTCATCTTCCCGATGACGCCGTATGTTTTCGAATGGTTGTATAGGATGACCGGGTTCTTTGAGTATTTATCCCAAGCCGCCATCATGGCCTCGTAATCGACAAGTTCCCCGTGGCGGTCGAGCATATCCTCGTCGCCCACATAGACAGGACCGCGAATGACCACATCGTCATCCGGTCCCTTCTCGGCCTTTGTCTCGACAACGAATGGCGTCGTGATTCGGTATTCAATCTGAACATCTTGGTTAGGCAAATCGAGACTGTCGAACTTGTCTTGGTCCTTGATTGCAATAGCGTTCACTATCTCCATGAGTGAGAACCTTGCTGGCGCTGGTTATTGAGTTAATCGGAACTGAGTATTCCTTGGCTTTCCACTCTTCCTCATCTGTGCATCCTTCTCCCGCAAAGCGGTTTTCGACTCTTCACACGAGGCATCCTTCTTCCAAGGGTGCAAAAGTTCCGGGCGGACTCTCCAATCAATCCCGTGGCGACTCCCTCGTAGGGGTCTGATGGATTGACTGAACAACTCCATACCCGGTTCTTTTTCACGAGCCCGCAATTCGCTCTCAAGGTCGCCGGGTGGCGTGGTTCTTATGGGGACTGCTGGTCTTCTTGAGGCGAGCCGTTTTTCGGGCGGAGGGAACTCAGTTCTCTCTAATCTAAGCGAGTAGGCTTCCCCCTATAAAGGTTTCGGTCTATCAATATCCCATCATATCAATAGATTCGAAGTTAGCAAAATCCCTTGCCGGGCTCAAGCAAGTTTCGTGTATATTGGCCTCAATAGGCGAGTGGCTTTTGCGTTCACAACGAACTGCAAAGTTCCGGTTCCTCCAACAACTGAGAAGTTCAAGTTTGAAGGGAGCGCGAGTTCAGTTCCGGCAACCGTGAGAATTGGTGTTCGGTCCGGCCGGTCGAATACCACGCCTATGCGCGTGTAGGAATATCCCGTAGTGTTCATTCCCCAACCGGGCATAGGACCCATCCAAGCCGGAGCCATAGAATTGACTTCCTTGCCGGAACCACCGGCAGTCCGAGAGTTCAGCGTTGCACCGGTGAGGTAATCTTTGTAATTGTTCATGTAGTCAATCGGGGAGACAGTGACGCCTGTGTTGATAGCGGCTATGTTCGGAACCGTCATCGAAAAACGATTCACATTACAGCGACGGAAGTTCCTCGGCATTACTTCTTCCTTCTGCGCCGCAGTTTATTCGCTTTGCGTGCCTCATCGAACATCTCCTGTCTGCATCCATCACAGCAAACTACGGAGATTCCCTTCGGTGGCGAAAACTTGACCGAACAAAGTTTGCACGGTATCTTCTTCCGCCTCATCCTTTCCATGTGTCGTTCATCACCTTAATGAACGCACCCTTTGAGCCCGGGGAATTCTTGACCGACGCAACTGCTGGACGGAGATATGCCTTCGACCCATATTCGACTGCTCTCGCATAATTGACTCCGGTCCCACCACCGCCGAACACGATGGCATAGGAATTGACTCCCCTGTCCATAGTGATGCTACCAGCGACTTGAATTCTGCCGCTTGCGCGTAGTGCGCCCGTCTGAACCGGGCAGTTGGCTGATGCCTTTTGGAGAATCTGAACAGCGAGGATGAGAAGCGGCTTGCGCATTTTTTTCTTAATCTTCACTCCCTTCTTCTTGAGAGACTTGGCCATTGTTCCGGGGTTCTTCCCCCCGCTCTTGACGAACAATTTCAGTAATCCACCAACGGCGGGCGCGACCATTAGGCGTCACCCTTGGTTGGTTGAGGAACTTCGGGCTTGAGTGGGTTCTGAATCACATCGAAGTCAGCATCGGGGATGAAGCCGACCATCGTGCAACGGCAATTGGGGTGAGCCGGGAGAACACCAGCCGCGTCCTTCACTCGATATTTCGCGTCACCGAATGGGAGACAAAGGTCCTTATCGGTCTGAGTATCAATCTCAACAAGGCGCTGAGTATATTTGATTCCGGTCTTCGATAACCCGGAGATGTGTGCTGTCTCGACGCACCTACGAATCTCAGTCCGTGCGATGCGGTCGTAGTAGCCCTTCGGATATTTGTCGCCGGATGGGTCAATGAGTCTGCGCATCTCGGCTGATGCCCACTTCCATGAGCGGCCTGTTGTAGCCATAGTGGAGAAGACTCCAATGATTCTCGAACGATAGCCGTTGAGTGTGTTGCGTAGCGCGGGTAGGACCCATCGGCGTTGCCAATAGGATAGGACGGCGGCGTCAGCGGCTCCGAATGCTATCGTCGTCGCTGTGCCAGCGTTCATCACACCAAGGGTTTGCTGATAGGCTCCCATAGTCTCGACCCCGGCGATGGCCAAGTTCGAATCCATTAGAGTCTCCAAGTTTGAATCCATCATATCCACAGCCCACGACAAGTCGCTGGCACTGAGGTCCTTTGAAGCGATGATTTCGCTATTGCGGAACCTTCCGTCGAATGCCTTCATCAGTTGGTCAGAAAACGCTTGTTGGGATTCGCTGAACATCTCTATCATTTGGTTGCCACGAGCCTCTTCTATTTCCAGAAATTCGTCAGCGTCAGTCGTGCGCTTATTCATCACGATGAGTCGGTCCTCATCTGAAAGTTCCACTTCCACTTCCTCGAACCACGGCGATTCCCCCGCTCCCTTGCCCGCATCTTCGGGGATGCCTATTGGGGGGAATAGGTTGAGCAAACCCAATTCCGGTTCCGCTGGCTCCAAGTTTTCGTCGCCATCTTCCTCGGGTTCGTCATCGGCTGATGGTTCGTCGTCGAAAGCATCGGGTTGGTTGATTTGGAGTGCGGGCGAGATGAAGAATGGGTCATCTGCTTCGGTTGATTCTATTCGCTCAAGCCCGAGAATCGACCGGGCCTCGTTGATGCTGATAGTCGCCTCTTGACGAAGAGTCGAAATCGCATTGGAGTTGTTATTGAAAGTCTCAGCGCGGGCGGCGTCTTGCTTAGGTCGTATGCTGATGAACTCGAATTCCCAATCTGATATATCCAACAAGGGCAAAATGTTGTTATTGATTACAGTCGATACCCTGTGATGGTAGGATTCGACCACATCATACCACGAGTCCAACTGCTGTTCCGGGTTGGCAAGTTTTCCTGTCTGCACCCATCCAAGTTTCATCGGAGGAATACCGAACACCGCGCAAATTTCCTCTCGATAGTAATAGAGCAAATCCAATTGGGCTCCTTCCCTCGTTGAATCAATGAGCCTGTGCATATTGAATCCGGAACCACCGTTAATTGCAATCAAGCCGAATGGCGATTGACCGCCAGCAAGTTGTTGTTCGATGAGCCCGAGCATGGCCTTCATCTCAGCATTGGAAATATCTCCAACATTCAGAATCGTCTTCGGGAGCGTGCCTGTGTAAAGCGCGTTGAGGTAGTTGGATAGGTTGAGTTGGCCTGTGATTACCTCAAGGAGAGGAATGAGCGGAGATGAGCCGTAGCCTCTTCCCTGTTTGAACTTCGCAATATGGAGAACCTTGTCGCGGGAGAACCGGCGTGTCTTCTTATTGATGGATTGGATATACGCCATCTCGGGCGGTGCGGGTAGTTGCTTTGCTGGAATAATTTTCATCGTGTCTGCTTCGATTGGCCAAATGCTGACCAACTTCCCACCGAAGTTCCAATCTTCATCCCTGTCTCCACCGGCATTATCCTCGCTTCCATCAAGTTCCAAATATGCGTCACCGAATAGGATGAGGTCGAAGAGCATAGTCTCAAGCCACTCATCCCCCATGTCGTCCGGGTTTGGCCTCTTGAAAAATTCCCGAGCCCGTTCTAACTGAGTTGCGTCCCCGGTGTCCTTGCCTTCTGCAAGTCTGAACCGATACCCGTTCGAAAGTGTATCATCGACAGCCCTGCGAAGAATCGCATTTACGACCTCAGACTTGTTGGCTATTGTTCTCAATAGGCCGTAATCAACAGGCGTGATTGCACCGCCTCGTGTCGATACTCGATTTGTCGATGCTTGAATTTTGGAGAGAGATGCGAGGTCCTTCCCGTCCCAATCCAACGGACCCGTATTCAAAACTTGATTGAGTTTCTGAACATCTGCCGGGTCAGCCCTTCTTCGACTGAACCGGTCCCAAAATCCCCGCTGACGCTCCGCCATCATTTCATTGAGATGCGGGTTGGTTCTTCACCCTTCCGAACTACATCTGAGTTGAGATGCCGAGTCCAGCGGCGACGATTGCCACGAGATACGAAGTAATCTTCTGCGTATGACCTTTGATGAAATCCTTAATGTCGTTGTTGAAAACTTCCAGCGCCTTCACTCGTTCGTTCATCACGGCTATGTCTAATTTGATTGAATGAATGTCCTCTTGAACATGGGCGATGTGGTTAGTCGCCAGCGTGTTAATCTCAATCTTGAGAGCGGCTACTTCTGCCTCTAACTCGGCGGTCACTCTTCTTCACCCGCCTCAGCCTCAGCGGCCTCAGCGAGTCGTGCGACAAGTTCTGCCTTTGTTCCCGATGTAGGAAGTCCAGCCTCCTTGCATAGAGCAACGAGTTCGGCCTTCTTCATGGCGGCGTGAACTGCTTCTGCCTTCTCGACCACCTCATCCACCTGTGCTTCCACACCTGTTAGAGTGTCGATTACTTCGTCAAGGCTGACCTTCCCGTCGGCCATGACCAATTTGTATCTTTTCAGTCCCCAAACGGTTAGTGCCAAGACTGCACCAAGCAAAGCGACCCATAGTTCCAATTGAACTCCGTAAATTTCCATGTCCTTCCCTCACAATTCCTGTTTATCACGCTTTGGGTGTCTTAGGCTTCTTCGAATGCTGGTGTGCCTGTTCCCTCTCTTCTATCATCTGCTGGTGCTTTTGGTGTGACTCAGCCTTCAATATGCGTGAAGCGTTTTCTGCCCTTTGTTGCTCGATTTCTAATTCAAGCCGGAGTGGCAAAACTCCCATTTGTGTAGTTTGTTCTGACTTCCACATTTCCAAAATTGAACTGATGAAGAGAAGCGCTGGTCCTCCGATGATGGCGATTAGTGCCACATAGAAATCGAGGTTGTCTTGAATCTGCCCGGTATCGTCATTGAGTCCCTTGTATATCACATAGCACGCGAAGGTAAGCCATGCAATCGTAAGAGGGACGGCCACGAAGGACATTAGGTAATCTGTGAACGATGTTGAAGAAGACGACTTCGCCATGTTTGAACCGCTGTGAACGGGGGTTTATTTGCTAACCGCCGAATGTCCGGATTTCGAAGCCTTCACCCTCGTCAGCAAAGTCAGCCGCTATACGCGCATAGACAAGCGCGTGAAATGCGTGGTCGTCATCATCCCGTCCATACTTCGTCAAGCGCTGGCCCCGAATCGGTTTGTTTGACGACTCATCCATTTCTGCCGATGAGTTGAGTGAGGTCCATTCGTTCAAGACCCACTCAAGCGATTGGTCAGCCCAAGGGAGAGAATGTTCTTGATTCTTGATTGCCTCAATTGCTTGCTCGACATACGAAGTCCGGTCCACGACAACCATGTAAATGAGATTTCGATTGTTGTCTCGCCGCTTATATTCGTATGGCGTGAGTGGCCGAGATGAATAGTAGCACGACTTCACGCGCTCTCCGAATTCCTCCTGTAGTTCTCGAACTTGTCGCGCCCCGTAGCCAATGTCGCACACTACCTGCACCGCGTTATATTTCAGAATCAACCGCTTCACTTCCGCGACCTCATCTTCTGCCCGGGAGTCTAATTTCATCGCGTTCAGAATGTCCCCGGTCTTCGGGTCCATGATGACGACAGTAGTTTCGCGCCCCCAATCAATTCCCATTACGCAAGTTTTTGGCGCTGTGAGAGACAAAGTTGCTGACCTATTGGCGTCAATAGTCCCCAGCGCTTCTGCAAATGTGAGCGGTTTTGTTTGCCCAGCGAAAAATTGCCCAAGAACTTCGTTCGCAAATCTGCGAGGTGTGTATGTCTCGCGCTTCTGTTCAATGTCTTCGGGTGTAATCTCCGGGTGCATGGATTGTTGAATGTGATAGCCGATAATATCTCCTTCGCCGTGAATCCAATTCTCTCCATCCCATTCTCCCTTCGTGGTCTTCTCCCATAACTTCCAAAATTCCGAGCCCTGCTCACGAGCAGTTCCGGAGACAACGACCCATTTATATTCGCTCAAGGCCAACATCTCAAGCAACATCGGGAGAATGTCTCCGCCGCTGTCTTGGTATTCGTCAATGCAACACAAATCGGCTTCGACCCCCAGCAAGGCGTGAGCGTCGCCCCAATTTGAGTAGGCATAGAAGTGGTTCAGCGAGCGAGCCCCGACATTGAATGTCTGATGACTGACGGAACTCTTGACCTTCGACTTCATCAGACAGCCGTTGTTCACGCTGGACATGAGAGCGCCGTTGAATCTCTCTTCCACGAAGCGAGTCACCTGCGGCTGACGCGGAGCGGTATAGACGGCGTTGAAGTAGGGAATGTTCAACAATCCATACATCAGAAGATTGCATAGTGTCTCGGTCTTCTCGACCTTTCGACTACACTTCAAAACGAGAATTTTCGATTTGCTATTTTTCTTCCCCGGACCGAAGTGCCGGTATATCTCAATCAAATATGGACGGAGCGCAAGCGAGAATGGCTGACCGTTGATGGTGCGAAAATACTGCGACCACCGGTCGGGATAAAGTGCGATTTCACGCGCCTGTTCTATCGTCAGCGGGTCTGCCATCAGTTAGTCTCGGGCTGAT